CCATTACTAATGGTGATGACGACCGTAACTATGGTACAAAACTTGGAGCTAAGTTTACATTCTAATGTCACAACAAAGCGATAAGGCACGGGCTTCAGTTACTTCACTGACTCCCGAACCTGAAGTTAAAGAGGAAAAGAAAGAAACTTTTGATGAGGATATATCCTTAGAGGAAGCTCTTTCAACTCTATAAATAGGAAGGAGAGCACCTCAGAGTAGGACTCTCCTTTCATTGGCTCTTGGCCCAGTACGCTGGATACCCATTAGCCGTCTAGACGGTGGGAAAGACCACAACAAAATGATCACAAAAATTTCAGCTGATAACGTATATATTTAATTAAAAATTAAGACAAATGGCACAACAGTCAACCGCACATCAGGCTTCGGTAACAGTACCTGGTGCTGCTAATGGTGCAGCTGCTAATACTACACAACGTAGAGCACTATACCTAAAATTATTTTCAGGCGAGATGTTCAAAGGCTTCCAGCATAATGCTATAGCTAGAGATCTCGTTATGAAGCGTACTTTGAAGAACGGTAAGTCTTTACAGTTCATCTACACAGGACGCACAAAAGCCGAGTTCCATGTTCCAGGAAATTCCATCCTTGGTAACAGTGACGGAGCACCTCCAGTAGCTGAGAAGACTATTACAGTAGACGATCTACTTATTAGTTCAGCTTTCCTTTATGAATTAGATGAGACATTGGCTCATTATGATTTGAGATCAGAGGTATCTAGAAAGATTGGATACGCTCTTGCTCAAAAGTATGACCGTCTTGTTTTCAGATCTTTAATACGTGGTGCTCGTGAAGATTCACCAGTGTCTAAGACTGGATTCGTAGAACCAGGTGGTACACAGATCAAAGTTGGTACTGCAGCTAGTACTGCAGCTTCTGATGCTTATGACTCAGACAAGTTGGTGAATGCATTCTACGATGCAGCAGCAGCTATGGACGAGAAAGGGGTCAGTGACGACGGGAGATTCGGGATTTTGAACCCTCGTCAATATTATGAATTGATCCAAAAGGTTGGAGATAGTGGTTTGATAAACAGAGATTCACAAGGTACAGCCCGTCAGAAGGGTAATGGCATTGTTGAGATCGCTGGTATCAAGATCTACAAGTCAATGAACCTACCTTTCTTCGGCTCTTACGGTACTAAGTTTGGTACTGCAGGTGCTACAAACCCAGGTGTTACCTCTCCAGGTAAGATCGGTACATTCGTAAGCGAAACAATCGAAGACGCTGAGGATACAGATACAGGTATCAACAACGACTACGGTGCTAATGCTAACTTCGTTAATACTTGCGGTATCATCGGACAGCGTGAAGGCGCAGGTATCGTTGAAGCTATCGGTCCTCAAGTACAAGTAACCAAGGGTGACGTATCCGTCATTTACCAAGGTGATGTGATACTTGGACGCTTAGCATGTGGGGCAGATTATGTTAACCCAGCTGCTTGCGTAGAACTCTATGCAGGTGTGGCAACATCATCAGCACCAGCTGCTTTCTAAAGATAATTTCTTTACACATAAGGGGAGTCTTTATGGCTCCCTTTTTTTATTCACAAATATTTATACTATGGCTTTTCCTACCACTAATGCTGCAACAGAACTACCTGCAATAAATCAAATACTTATGGCTTGTGGTCAGGCTCCAGTCACCACTTTGGATGAAACCAACCCAGACGTTGCGATTGCTTATCAAACACTTTTAGAAGTTAGTAGAGAAATTCAAAGTGAAGGCTGGTCTTTTAACAAAGAGCCTCATTATGACATGGTCCCTGACACTACAACCTATGAGATTGTCATACCTAATAATATATTACAGATAGATCTTAGTCGATCTAATGTAGGTAATAAACAAGTTATTAGAAGAAACGGAAAATTATATGACAAAGAACATCACACATATGAATGGAAAGATGGAACAGTACAATGTGATATACTTTGGTTATTTGATTGGGTAGATATACCCCGTCCTATACAAGACTACATAACAGCTAGAGCAGCCACCATTACCTCTAGTCGTATCGTTGGAGACAAGACTCAATATGAGATGGCCCAACAAAAAGAGGCATACACAAGAGCAGTGGCTATGGAGTATGAATGTAATCAAGGTGATCATTCATTCTTTGGTAAACCAGATGGCTCAGATCCATATGTCAGCTATGAACCATACCACGCACTTATGAGATAATGACAGCTGTAACACAAAGGATAGGAAACTATCTAGGTGGTGTATCAAAACAACCAGATAGTAAAAAGAAACCAGGACAAGTAAAAGAGTGTATCAATGGGCTGCCTGATATAACTACTGGCTTAGCTAAAAGGCCAGGCTTTAAATTTATATCAGTTTTAAAAAACTCAAGTGGTACTGCTTATAGTAATCAATTAGATGGAGCCAAGTGGTTCTATATAAACAGAGGAGATGGTGATAGGTATATAGGATGTGTAACACCTAAAGATAGCACAAATGGTACTGTTAAAATATGGAATGCTGTTACTGGTGTGGCTTGTACAATTACAGATACAGCTACTAGTTCAGCACTGGGAGCACATACTTATTTAACAGGAGCAAAAATAAACTACGATATTCTTACTGTACATGATAAAACAATTATCACCAATAATACAGTCGTAGTTACAACACAACCTAATCCTACGTTTGTAGCCCAGACAAGAGGTACTCTTTTACTTCTAGGTACAGATGCCCAAATGGGAAGTGAGACGTTTACAGCTACTGTGGCTGGTCAATTAGCATCATATACATCACAAGCTTCTGACGGATATGATGAAGTATTAGATGGATTAAAAACAGATATTGACAGTAAAAATATTAGTGGATTAACGGTTACTAAATATGGAACTTCACTTCAATTAGATCGTGTAGTCAGTGGTACTCGTACAGCATTTACACTTACAGCTAAAGGTGGTAAAGATAATAAAGGTATAGTTGTTTTTCAAGATTGGGCAGAAAATGCTTCACTATTGCCACCTCATTCATTCCATGATCATGTAGTTGAAATTATTAACACACATGAAAATGATCAAGATAACTATTATGCTAAGTTTGTAGCTAATAATGGGGTTAATGATTTTGGATATTGGAAAGAAACTCTAGGACCAACCGCTTCACCAGGTTTAGTAAACTCTACTATGCCTCATGTGTTACTATGTACTGCTACTAATACATTTACTTTTGGTCCTGAGTCTTATACTGAGCGTAATGTTGGTGATAATATAACTAATTCACATCCTACAGTTGTTGGTAAGACTATACAGCAAGCGTTCTTCCATGCAAATAGATTAGGTTTTTTAACCGAAGATAATATTAGCATGAGTAGAGCAGGAGATCCATTTAACTTTTATCATAGATCAGCTAGAGTTCAAACTCCTGATGATCCTATTGATATATCTGCAACTTCTATTAAACCAGCTATATTACATGCTGTTCAACCTACTACTCAAGGTTTAGTTTTATTTAGTAAGAGTCAGCAGTTTTTAATGTATTCTGAAAGTGGTCCTATGACTCCTTCAGCTACTAAAATACGTCCTATATCTAGTATGGAAATGGATGCTAATGTAGATCCTATTGATATAGGTACTCACATGCATTTCATCAGTAAGACTCCTAATTATACTAGAGTATTCTCATTTCAAACTAGAGGTTTACAAGAAAACCCTGCTATCTTAGATATAGGAAGAGTAGTTAACGAATGGATAACCATAGATGTTGATACTCTTGTAGCTAGTATTCAGAATGAGTTTATTGCTATGTCTAGTCAGTCTAGTGATGAAGTCTTTTTCTATAGAACTTATTCTGATGGAGAAGACTTGTTAATGGAAGCTTGGTTTAAATGGAAACTACCAGGTTTAGTACAGACAATGGCAGTTGATGAAGATGATATGTTTGTTGTTACAAAACAAGGTAGTCAATATACCATATCTAGTGCTAACTTAACTATGAGTCCAGAAGCTTCTGTTATTATCAGTAACTCAGGACAAAAAGTTAATCCTTGTCTTGATTTATATACACAAGCTAGTAACGGTTTAACAGGTAGTAACTTGAAAACTGTAGTATATGATACTGCAAATGATCAATCTAAGTGTTACATACCATTTGCTAATTTAACTGATAAGAAACCAGTTGTTGTAGTTGGTGGTACAACTGCTGCTGGTGCATTTAATAACTCTGGATTTACTGTTACTCCTGAAGTAGCTAGTGATTCAAATGGTACTTACTTTCTTGTTCCAGGTAATGATTTTTCTGGTATAGCTAGTAATGTTTATGTAGGATGGGCTTATGACTTTGATGTAACTTTACCTCAACTTTACTATGCATTAGATGATGATGGTAAACAAAAAGATTTCACAGCTAACCTTACAATTTCAAGACTAAAATTTGACGTGGGTTTATCTGGAATGTTAGGTTTTAAACTCAAAGCTATAGGTCGATTAGCTGCAAGTAAAACTTACACAGGCGATGGTACACGTACTAACTTTAACTGGATGTCTTCTGATTTACCTTATATAGATAGAAGTCAAGTTAAAGTTAAAATCAATAATGTACTTAAAACTTTAACTACTGATTATACATTTGGAAGTGATACTGAAATTAACTTTCAGTCAAATAAACAACCTGCAAATGGTGATAAACTAGTTATATACTTAGATGAATGGTATCAACTTTCACCTATAACTACAGCTAATACTTATTTAGCTGATGACGTACCGTTAGATGAGTCAACAGTATTTACTTTACCAGTACATCAACGAAGTAAGAACTTTAGTCTACGAGTCTTTAACGACTCACCGTTTCCCGTGTCCTTGAACTCGATGATGTGGGAAGGAAATTATTCACCAAGATTCTATAAGAGGAGTGTTTAAATATGGTATGGCAAGTATTTGCTGGAGCAGCAATTAGCAGTTTAGTAGGTGGTATATCTAGTAGAAACCAAGCAAAAAAAGCAGGACGAGAAGAAGATAGATATCTTGATGATCTATTAAATATGGAGAATCAAGGTTGGGATATGCGTAGAAGCTTATCTATAGCCAACCGAGATGAAGATATCCGTAAGATAAAGTTAGATCAAAGAAATGAGAGCAAGTTTGCAGCGTTTAGAGATGCTAATAACATGCAAGCTCATAACTATGCAACAGCTATATATGATTATGAGAATAAACAATGGGATCGGCAATATCAAAAATCAGAAGAATTATATAAGGATGCGTTATCTTTAAATTCAAGATCAGCACAACTAGCTAGAGAAGATGAGGTACGAGCACTTCAAGAAGAAAGGCAAAAATATGCTTTTCAAAATGAAAATGCAATACTAGAGAATTTAATGGAAACTGGTTCATTAGTTGCTTCTGGTATTACAGGTAGAAGTGGTATGAAAGCAGCACAATCTCAAATGGCTGCTCTTGGTAGAAACCAAGCAGTGATGACTGAATCAATGGTTAGTGCTACTAAAAATACACAAGGTAATATTAGAAGTATTAACCATGAATTACAAGAAGCTAATGCAGTAGCTAAATCTCGTAGGATGTTGAAACCTGAATATGGTCCAGCACCTATAAAACCACTTGCAACACCGATAGCTGATTATGAGTTCCCAAGGGAATTACAAGACTTTGACTTTGGACCGAAACCAATAAGAGGTCAGAAGTCTACATTCACACCTTCATGGGGTAGTGTCTTTGCTAATGCAGCAGCATCGGGTTTCAATTCATATGCAGGAGCCAAATGGGGTGGCTAAATAACATTAATTAAACAAATGGCAAAAGCTCAATTTCAAGGGTACGCCCGTGGTGGAAAGTTTCAGCGTAGAGATCCTGGCTATGATGCTCTTCAATCTATGAAGACGCATAGTGATCGTGTCATACGTGGCATGGAGGGAAACCTCAGATCACTAGAAAAAAGGAATTCTGACGCTGAACGTGCTCTTCTTGATGTACATCGTCGAGAAGCACAAAACAGATCAGACAATTTTAGAATTGAAAAAGATTCATTTCAAAATAGAGAAGCTGGATTAAACCAGAACATTGCAACAACTAAAGCCAATATGAGGGCTGCTAATGTTCGGCATGAAGGTAAGCTTAAAGAGATAGAAGCTTTAGGTAGATTTAGTAAAACTTTAACTACTACTCTATTCCAGCTTCGGCAAGAAGATTTAAAGAAGACATTTGATCAAGTATACAACGAACGTATTGCTAATGGTGTCCCTTTTAATGTTAAAGACAGACAAGCTTTACAAGAACAGATCGTAAGAAACTATGGTCGTCAGATCAATGGTACTGCTGATATGGCAGAAGCTCGTGGAGCATTGCCTAAGAGTGTAGAATATATAAGAAACAAAGACCAAGCTTGGGCATTAGCTGAAGCTAAAGGTAATGCTAAATTAGCTGGTGAAACTTTTGAAGACTATGCAGAGTCAGAACTTAATCGTTTAGGTATATCTGATCCTGAGACAGCAGCAGTAGTTCTACAAACTATACAGAATGATTATTTAAGAGCACATAACCTATATGGAGTTAACGCTGACTTCCTTACTGATACCTTAGAAGGTATGTCTAAGAGTCGGAATGTTCTTCTAGGAAATTTAAACGATTTACAGATAGATGGGTTTGGTGCTAAAAGAGTTAACCAAGCAGAGAAGGCTCTTATAGCTGATTTCAATGCAGAGAATGTAGATGCTTTATTTAGAGCAAAATCAATGCATAAAAAAGGAGGTCGTGATATCGGTCCTTCAGTTTCAGTTACTTATATACTAAATGATGTCTTTGGTAATCCTGAGATCACACCTGATGCTACAGAAGCTTGGAACACTCCTATTTTAAATCCTGATGGATCATTCAATATGATCACTGTTGATGGAGTTAAGCGTCCACAAACATGGGGAGATAGGTATGGCCAGCGTTGGGAAGTAGATGTACTTCAGAAAAGAGCCTCTAGAGATGATGCTATTAGAACTAGGATTCAGAATGAAGAAGAAGGTAGACAAAAGTCTATGGAAACAGAGGTTGAAGCTTGGATACAAACTGATTGGAATAGGGATATAGAAGTCCTTAATGAAAGGAGAAAAGATTTAGAACTTAAAGGTTATAAGACTGAGTTCTTAAATCGTTGGGAAGCTTTAAGCATTCAAAACCAAGCTGAAGATTATCTTAGAGGAGAGTTTGAAGAAGCTGAAAGATATGGTACATTAGATACTGCTGATTTTAATCATCCTTATGTTACTAAAAAATTAAGGGAAGATTTTTTCGAGACAGCACAAGCTCAGACAAAGGCTAGAGAAGAAGCCTTTATGACTGATAAGGATGTACTAGGTACATTTGACACTAAACTAAAAAATCAGATCACAACTGATGCAGTAATTAGTCCTAAAACACATCAAAGTTATAAACCAGCTGCTGCTGCTGCTATGAAGATGTATCGAAGATTGAGGACTAAATATGCTAAAACTATGGACCCAGCAACTGCGTCTCAGAATGCATGGACAGAAGTAAATAAAAGAATAGAAGAAGGTACTGGTATATTTACTATAGTTGAAGGTGTTAGTAATGATAAGATTATAGGTTGGACAGTAAAAGAAGGTGCAGATCCTCAAGAACAAAAAGCCCATGAAAATAGAAAAAAAGCACTTGAAAATTCTAAATTTTATGGAGCCTTTGTATCTGGACCACACGATAGTGCTTTCAATTTTGAAGCTAATAACCATACAACAGTAATATCTATAAAGGGTGATGTCATAACTAACCCTATGATTATAGATACTAAACCTTTAGTACCTTTAGATTTACTAGATTCACAAGCTGGAAATCTTAACGAAGGTAGGCCAATTGATATACCAGAAATATATCGTGAGCTTTCAAAAGAGATGCCTGGATTAGGCACAGCTTGGGAGATTATGCAAAGGCAGTGGAAAGCTGCTGGTATAGAGGTCAACTTAAAAGAAGATTGGCGTACACCTTGGTTACAAAATAGTACCGATCCATCTGGAAAGAAACTTTTAAATAATATAAATAGCATTGAAGGTTTAGCTCAAGCTAATGAAATTCTTTTTAACAACGGTTCTGATAATCCAAAGTATATGACTAGACGTGTACAGAAAGCTATAATACCAGAGAGACCAGAAGAAATTAATACAGAAATTAACCCAATTATACAATCATTAGGTGCAGAATCTGATGGTTTAGTCACTCCTGAAAACTTCATTTATAGTGAAGATAAGAAAGGTGTTGCTTCTATTTCTATTTCTGAATACAATGAAGGAGTAGAGTGGATGATTGACAATGGTGATGACTACGGTTGGTACTATAACATAGAAACAGGTACGTTTATGAAAGGTGATTATTAATGGAAGAGAATAGAGAAGAACAAAAGGATTTACTTAATACTGATAACTTAAGACGCAGCCTTGAAGAAGACGTTGCTGAACTGGAAAGTGATGCTGCTGCTGGCCATACTTTAGAACAAACAACTAAAGAAGGTAAGACTGAAAATACTCAAGAGGTTATCAATAGAGCTAGAGGTATTGAAGCAGATCCTGAAAAGCAAGAACCATTAAAGCCTGTAGAAACTGTCAATCCTGAAGTAGAACCTCCTAAGCCAGAGCCTAATGCTTTTCAAAGAAGTGTCTTAGCAACCACACCATTAGCTATTCCTACTGCTGTAGGTTTAGGTGTAATAGATTTTGGTATTGATGTAGCAACAAAGATTACAGGCCAAGAAAAACTAGATGATAGATGGGATCGTATAACTAAATTCCACAACCCTTGGGCACAGCGTTTAAGGAACTTTGCTGGGATTGCTATACCAACATTTATACCAGCTACCATGTGGGGTAGGTTTGTAACTGCTGCTAAGCTACCAGCATTAACTAATGCACTTGCTCATATAGGAGGTGGTGCTGCTATTTCTACTTCAGTTATTGGTTTCAGTGACCAAGGTGAAGAGCATAACTTACAAAGAACATTAGCTGATACATTTCCTACAGCTTTCGGACCACAAGGAGCACTGCCTATTCCAGAAGATTGGAAAACTCTAGATGGTGATTCACCAGCTGTCCGTAGGCAAAAGAACATGATTGAAGAAACTGTTCTTAGTGGAGCCGCTGATATACTAGGATTTGCTATAACAGGTGCTAAACCTGTAATGCATTGGTTTAAACCTAAGAGTCCAGAAGCTAAGGCGTATAAAGCAGCTATGGAAATGAGGCATAGTGACAAGCTTACTATCAAAGAAATAGCTAGATTAAGACATGTTAAAGCTGTAACTAAAGGTTTAAAGAAACAACAGAAAAAGTTAATTGATCTTAGAATAGAGAAGTTAACTAAACAGATGCGTGAAACTGGTTACTCAGAAGCAACAGGTGTACCAGCAGAAGCTTATGTTCAAAAACAAACTGCTGATAGAACTAAGCAGATTGATGAAGTGGCTATGGCTAAACTACAGTCACAACAGTTACCACCACAAGTACCTGGACAGCCTAGAGATTATGATCCTTGGATAACTCCTAAACTAGCTAATAAAGCTGAGAACGCAGTTAACACTATGCCTATAGCTCCAGAAGCTAGGAATGCATACGAGGTAGCAGCGATTAAACAAGATGGTGTTATTGGTGATGCACCTCCTTTATTAACTGCTGCAATGCAGAAAAAGTTAATTGGACTTGATGCAAGTGCTAGAGAAGTAATAGGAGAGCTTACTGATAATTTCCGTAAAGTTGGTAACTATGATGCTATAGTTAATACTATTAGGAAGTCTAGAGCTATGATGGATGATGCTGCTTGGCAAGTATACGCAGATATTATCCGACCTGGAACTGGAGCAGATCTTAGAAAGCTATTTGTTGAATGGGATGAATTTGATATTAAAAGATTTACAGGTAAGAAAGAAGTTAAATACTTAAATGAAGAACAATCCTTAGCAGCTGCTTTAGCTATAAGAGATTTAACTAGACTTTATTTAGGTAAAGAAACAGTAGAAACTTCAGCACGTTTAATGGATACAGTTGGTAGAGAAATTGCAAGTAACTCTGCTGCTAGTATTGCATATAAAGAGTTGATTGATGATGACCGTGTTAAGGAGATGGTTTTAGATAAACTTCAGTTTTTAACAACTGAGTATGGCTTATCTAAATACATTGCTGGTTGGTCATTAAGAAATAAAAAATGGTGGCAAGTTTGGAAAGATGCAGAGCCATTTAAAGCTACTATAGATGAACTTGATAATGTTCGTAAAACTAGAAATGAAAACTTTATTAAGTTTAGACAAAATCTAGACGAAATAGCAAAAGAAGAACCTTTAGTAATGCGTCCATTATTAGAAGCTTTTGTCTATACAGATGGTGATGTTATAGCACTTGATAGACTAACTGAGTTTGCGAAAGATGCTGTATCACCTACTGGACTACTAAAAAGTGCTGATCCAAATAGACTTAATTTATTTGCTAAAGGTGCTTGGGGAGTTGTCTATAATAACACATTATCTGGACTATCTGGTTTTAGAGCAGCTGTAGGTAACGGTACAAAGATTATACTCAAACCTATAGAGAGTGTCTTAGGCCACGGTATTGAAGCTATAAGGACTGGTAGTATGGAACCTGTACGAAAGGCTATGTATTACCATGCTGCAACTCTAGAGACGACTAGAAGGGCTTTAGGCGATGCTGTTAAACGTATGAAGATGGTTCATAATGATCCAGACTTTATGATGAAAGCTATTCGTGAAGATTTCAAAGTAGCAGATGATGATGCTTGGAGAATCCTAGATGATCTGAATGAAGTATGGAAGAAGAATGGTGATACAGGTATGCAATTCCAGTATGGTTGGGCTAAAGCTAATAGAGACATTTCTAAAATGAGATGGATGAGAATAGGTACAACCTTTATGTCTGGAGTTGACGCAGCTACTGATACTTTCATGGCAACTAATCTTTCAAGATTCAAAGCTTATCAAGAAGTAATTGAAAGTAAAGGTGGTTTTTCTACTGTTGGTGATACACTAGCTGAAGAATTAGGACGTGCTGAACGTCGTCATTATGATGCTGTATTTGATAAGAATGGTATGTTAACAGATGAATACGCTAAACATGCATCAGGTGAGATAGCTTTAAACCTTGATGATGGCGTTGCTAAGTTTGTTAACCAAGCAACTACAGCTGTACCAGCTATGAAGACTTTCTTCATGTTTCCTAGAACTGGTATGAACATGGTTAAGATGGCTTCTTCTTATACACCATTAACTTTAATCCCTGGTTTAAATAAATACTCAAAAGTTCTTGCTGCTGGCGATGATATTGTAAAAATTAAAGAAGCAATGGGTATGCATGGTATCAAAGAATGGGACAAAGTACCCAATGCTATGGCTATGTATAGAAACTTAGTTAATGAATATAGAGGTAGAATAGCTTTAGGTGGTATGACAGCAATTTCATTCTATGGATGGGCTGCTGCTGGTAACTTAAGAGGTAATGGACCCTCTAATAACTCTGAACGAGTTAAACTAAGAGCTATGGGATGGAGACAAAAGACTATTAATATTGGTGGTAAATGGGTTAGTTATGATGGTCTACCTATGATTGATACTATATTCACTTTAATAGGTGATCTTGCTTATTATCAAAATGATTTAGGATCAGAACTAACACAAGATTTTATGGATAAGATTACATGGACTTTAAGTGCTACCTTTATAAATAACACACCTCTATATGGTTTAGAACCTATGCAAGCAGCTATGTCTGGTGATGAATCTGCTCTTAATAGGATATTTGCAAATGTAGCTAGAGGTGCTATACCTATGTCTGGTGCTCTTGGGGTTGTAAGTAATGCTATAACCAACTCTCAAAAGGATATCTATAATGATTTGATGGGCTATATTACTAATAGAGTACCAATAGCTTCATCTATGCTGCCTGAAAGAATTGATATGTGGACAGGTAAGCCTATTAATGAAATAGATAATCCTCTTCTTAGAACACTAAATGCCTTAAGTCCAGTCAAAGTTTCTCAAGGTGATGAACCTTGGAGAAAGTGGTTGTTTGATATTAATTTTGATAGTGTAGGTTTACTTACTAGAACCTCAAACGGTAGGCGTAAGTATTCAGCTAAAGAACGAGAGATGATGAGTAAATTCATAGGTGAAGAACAGCTATGGAAAGTTGTTGAAGAGATGAGAAACAATCCAATCTTTATAAAAGATATGCAAGAACTCGCTGCTCTAAGACGACAAGGTTATAACTCTCGTGAGATTGAAGTTAAGAAACAGATGACTTATACTCATCGTTATTTAACTAGTAAGTTTAACGAAGCTAAGAGACGTGCTGAGCAAAGACTATTAAGAGAACAACCACATCTATTAGTAGGTATTAAAGGTCAGACACACGTTGATAGTTTAACTAAAAACCGTCAAGTTGGAAAAGCTGGAGTATACTCTAAGAAGTATGAGAAAGAGATGAATGAGAAAAAGAAATTAGTTAACCACTGGAAAAATCCTTAAACAATAACCGCAATGGCAGTTACAGAAAGAAATTTAACAAGTGACGGCTCCACCTCGTACACTTTCCCATTTGAATATTTAAAGACCACTGATGTTAAAGTTAGCGTCAATGGCACGGCTGAGACGGAGTTCATTGTTCCTAGTGGATTCCCTACAACCGTACAATTTAATACAGGACATGTACCAGCTAGCGGAGCAGCGATTAGAATTTATCGTGATACTAATGTTGATGTTTTAGAGGCGACCTTCTATGCAGGGTCAGCCATTAAGTCACAAGATTTGAACGATAACTTTAATCAAAACTTATACGTCACACAGGAAGCTAAACGTGATGCACAAGCAGCTTGGCAATCTGGTGACGAGACAATAAATAGCTCTGAAACGTGGCAAAGCGACAATACAAAAGTCGCTACCACAGGAGCTATAGACGG